TGCCCTTCGATTGCAATTCAACCTTAGGAGCCCCTCATGATCTTTGTAGAAATTCCTCTGCATGTTCTTGAGAGGGAGTTGGAACTTCTCCAGGAAGTCAATCCCGCGCCTGGGAATACGGGGGAATTCCTGAAGGGGGCGATTGCTGCGATTGAGTGGGCCGCGGGGAGGGAATCGCCGCCTTCCCGCCTATTCCCCAAAATTGAGGTGGTGGAATGAACCTCACCCCTGACATTCTTGAGGGTTTCGCCAGTGGCTATTTGAGCCCCTTGTATGATGATCCTCAGCCCACCCCAGACTTCCACCGGAAATGCTGGGAGTTGTATTGTCAGGATATTACCTTTGCGAGCGTCGCAGCCCCTCGAGGTCACGCAAAAAGTACTGCCCTAACCCACGCCTTCGGGATTGCGGTAGTAGTATTTCGCATCACTGATTACGTGTTGGTGGTAAGCGCAACAGAGGACCTTGCGATTGCTCACTTGGAGGACATCGCAAAGCAACTCAGGGAAAATGAAGACCTTCGGGCGGATTTTGGAATTTCAAAGCTAACGACTGACGCGAAAACGGAAGTTGTAGTTCAATTCACCGACGGGCATGAGGCGAAGTTGATTGCGAAGGGAAGTGGGCAGAAGTTGCGGGGGCTGAAATGGCATGGAAAGCGGCCTGGGTTGATCTTGGGGGATGACTTGGAAGAGGATGAACAGGTGGACTCGCAGGATCGACGGGTGAAATTCCGCCGGTGGGTCAATCGTGCCCTCATCCCTACCTTGAGTGCCCGCGGGATAATCCGTCTTCACGGCACTATCCTCCACGAAGATAGTTACCTCGCTCGTACCCTTCGCTCGGGAAGTTGGAAGCACCTATTCTACAAAGCTCATGAGGGGTTTGATGATTTCTCCAACATCCTGTGGCCAGAACTGTGGCCGGAGCGGAGGTTGAGGGAAAAGCGCCAGCAGTTCATAGATGACAATGATGCCTCTGGGTATTCCCAAGAGTACCTCAACAGCCCTCTCGATTCAAGCGATGCCTATTTGTTGAAGGATTGGTTCCTGGGAATGACTGATGATGACCAGGATCTGGCGAAGAAAGTCGCAGCTGCTGTGGACTTCGCAGTTAGCACCAAAGATCACGCGAACCGGACTGCAATAGCCGTGGGAGGGGAAGATTCCCGCAATATCCTCCACGCCCTTGATATGAATGTGGGGAAATTTGACTCCCTTGAGATCATCGAAGCCATCTTCGAGGTGCAGGAAGTATGGAACCCGGAGATGGTGTTTGTAGAGAAGGGGCAGATTTGGAGCGCCCTCGAGCCGATGTTCCGGAAGGAAATGCAAGAGCGTGGGATTTGGATTAACTTCGTGGAGGTTGCTTCCGTTCGGGACAAGGCGACCCGGGGGCGGACACTCCAGAAGAGGATGCGAAATGGCGGGATGCGATGGGATAAGGATGCGGAATGGTTTGCCGCCTGCGAGGATGAGATGCTTCGTTTCACCGGGAGTAATGAAAGTGCCCAGGACGATCAATTCGACGCATGGTCCCTCCTTGCAATTGGGTTTGAAAAGCTGGCTCCATCGGAAGAAGAAGACTTTGATGAGCCAGGATTCAATGCAGAAGATGATTGGTACCTAGCGCGCCAATCTCCCGCGGCGCATTCTGGCCGCAATACTACCACAGGGTACTAATAATGGCCAAATTGACAGCAGCGCAGCGGAAGAAACTTCCAAAGAAGGAATTTGCACTCCCAGGGGGACGCTACCCTATCAATGATATGTCCCACGCGCGGAATGCCCTCGCCCGGGTCTCCCAGCATGGCTCCCCAGAGGAGAAGAAGAAAGTCCGGGCGAAAGTGCATAAGAAATACCCCTCCATTGGGAAGAAATAATGTTACACCTTGAAAAGAAGTTGACCCTCTCGAAGGAGACTACCCAGTCCCCCAACCTCACGGGGCATTTCTCCAAAGAGGATCTTGATCGGATTGGGGAATGGTGCTGGGCCGGGTATCAGCGGGACTTGGGAAGTCGGCGGACTTGGGAAAAGCGGATGGAGGCGGCGATGGATCTTGCCCTTCAATTGTCGAAGGACAAGAACTTCCCCTGGCCGAATTGCTCCAACATCGCCTTCCCCCTCATCACAATCGCCGCCCTCCAATTCCATTCCCGTGCCTACCCGATGATTATCCAAGGGACGGATGTAGTTCGCTACAAAGTATGGGATAACGACCCCAAGGGGCAGGAGATGGCCAGGGCGCGGCGGATTGGGAAGTTCATGTCCTACCAGCTGTTGGAAGAGGATGAGGATTGGGAAGAGCAGCATGATCGGATGTTAATCCAACTCCCCATCATCGGGTGTGCCTTCAAAAAGACTTACTACAGCGGCAGTGAACAGCACAATGAATCGGAGTTGGTAAGTGCATTCGATCTGGTGTTGGACTACTGGGCAAAGTCTGTTGAGGGGTGTGCGAGGAAGACCCACACCTTCCCAATGTATCGGAATGAGGTGTATGAGAAGGTAATGAGTGGGTTGTTTGAGGATGTGCTGGGAGAGGCCTGGTTCAACTCCCCCGCCCAGGTGCCCCTCGATGACGATGACTATAGGAAAGACAGCCGCCTAGGGATGTCCATCCCCGCCTCGGATGAATCAACTCCCTTCCGCATCCTGGAGCAGCATTGCCTCCTTGACCTCGACCGAGATGGCTACTCTGAACCCTACATCGTCACGATGGAAGCAGGGAGCCAGCGAGTCCTTCGGATTGTGAGTCGGGTGGAGGACTTCGAGGCGGATATTGATAGGAACTCCGCGGGGAAGGTGATCCAAATCCGGGGGTATGAATACTTCACTAAGTACAGCTTCATCCCTAGCCCTGATGGCGGGGTGTATGATATGGGGTTTGGGATTCTCTTGGGGCCGCTTAATGAGTCGGTCAACTCCAACATCAACCAACTAGTGGATGCGGGGACGCTCAACAACCTCGGGGGCGGATTCCTGGGGAGAGGGGCGAAGATTCGAGGCGGCGTTTACAACGTAGCTCCCTTCCAATGGGCACGCGTAGATTCAACGGGGGATGACCTCCGGAAGAACATCATGCCCCTTCCCACAAAGGAACCCTCCCAAGTCCTCTTCCAACTCCTAGGCCTCCTCATCAACTACACTGAGCGGGTGAGTGGCTCCACAGATATGATGTTGGGGCAGAACCCCGGGCAGAACACCCCCGCAGAAACCTCCCGCACAATGGTTGAACAGGGGATGAAGGTCTACTCCAATATCTTCAAACGGGTGTGGAGGGGAATGAAGCAGGAGTTTAAGAAGCTATACCAGTTGAATGCTATCTATATGCCGGATAGCCAGGCATTTGGGGAGTCAGGAGGTCGGGCGAAGCGGGTGGACTTCATAGGAGGCTCAGATCGCATCTCCCCGGTGGCTGACCCAAACATCACCAGTGAATCCATGCGGCTATGGCAAGCGCAGGCGGTGAAGCAGGCGGCAATGAGCACTCCTGGGTACAACATCCCGGAGGTGGAACTGGAGTACCTCGCCGCCCTGCGGGTGGAATCCCCCGAGCGTCTCTACCCTGGCCCCGGCAAAGTTCCGCCACTTCCCAATCCCAAGGTGCAGGTGGAGCAGATGAAGCTGCAAGGGCAACAACTTGCGCTGCAGCAGAAGCAGCAGCAATTCATGCTCACCATGCAGGAAGAACATCGCCTCAATACAGCGAAGATTATCCAGCTGGAGGCTCAAGCGCACCAATTCCTTGCCACTGCGCAGGGAGTGGATGCAGGCCACCAAATTGCCGCTTTCAACGCCGCGATCGGGGCCGCCAAGTCCCACAATGAGCACCTACGTGGGTTGATTAATCTCATGCAAAAGGAAATGCAAAGTGGACAACAGTCAGAACAACCTCCCCAATCCGGAGGAATGGGCGGATTGGAAAACGCATCCGGTAACTCGGAAGTTCCAGGAATGGGCGCGGGGCCAGCGGGAAGCGCTTAAGCGGAGATGGGAACTTGGGGATTTCACCCATGAGAACCCGGTAGCTGCCGCCATGATGAATGCCCACGCGATTGCGAAATGCGAAGTGTGGGGGGATCTTGAGAAATTGGAACTTGAACAACTGAGGGAAGATGATGGAGAATAATTCAGGAATTGCTCCGCTTGGAC